ATGAATCTGATTCCTCTTCTGTTTCAAATGTAAAAGGAATATAGATGGGTGCGTTACTAGCACCAAAATACTGCTTAAGATATTGATTACCAAACTCATCAGCAACCATCTCTATATGATTGCCATCAACTATAATGTATGTCTTTTCCTCATCAGAGGAAACTTCCTTTTGTGCCTTGCAAGATACGAAAACTAGAGCTAAAAGCAAAATGTTCTTCATATATTATTTTTAATATGCTGCCCATCCAAAGAATAACCATTTACCCTCTCTTTCATCAGAAGCTCTTTTATATGTCACCTTAGCAACAAGAGCATGATCTTTCTTCTCAAGCACTCTTTCCATTCTGATCATAGTGGTACATTGATGCTTCTCTGAATACTCACGAGCAAGTTTAACAGCTTCTCCTTTTGTAGGAGCAGACATAACTCTGTCTTCACTACAATAAACAACATACATCAACACCCATTTCTTTGTTCCAGGTGTGACAATATGTTCCACTTGGGTCTTTATCTTATTTGTATTACTCTTAGGCTCCTGAATACAAATAGCCTGAGCACCCTGATGTTTTGTGAGCTTATCCTGTTGTCCATCTATGTACTCATTCAAGCTCTTACCACTAGCTTTAAACTCTCTGGTTACATCTCTGAAACCAGCAGAGCTATTAATCTCACCACTGTATCCCTCTTGATGACCATGCTCATAATTAGCATCTTCTACAGCACTATTGTATGCATCTCTAACGCTATTGCCCATACCATAGGTTCTAAACCAATTTGCTCCCATCTTGTTCTTCTTTTAATTTGTTAAGAATATCCTTGTGCTCGTCTATTGTAGGAACTATTCTCAGTCCATAATACAAATTAAACTCAGCAAGGATCTGTTTAGCTTTGTTGGTGTTGCACTTAAACACTTTCTTGATTAATGGAAAAGCGTAAACATCAAAGTCTCTCAGCTCTTCCAATGTCAATGTGTTATTATGATACCATTCTGGATCATCTTTAACATCATCTATTGTTTTACCAATCATCTTTAATTGGAAACCAATAAGATGCATTACGAGGTTTTCGCGTGTTATCTTTTCCATAATTTGGCGTGTTTTTACTTCCGAGTTTGGCAAATTAATGATTCATCACTTTAAGTCTAGGAACAAGTGTAAATCCTAATACATCTAAAATCTTCATAATAGTAGAATACGAAGGATTTCCTTCTCCTTTTTCTATTTGAAATATTGTTTTAGTTGACACTTGAACTAGTTCTGCCAAATCTTCTTGAGTTATTTTTAAGTTTTTCCTTCTATTTCTTATAAACGTATGGATTTCAGAGAGCTCAGCCACTTCAGATTTTAAATCTTGTAACATTTCATTAAGTTTTTCTTGTTCTTCAGAAATGTCTTGTTGTAGTTTTTCAATAGCAGAACCTTTGTATATTATAGAATTCATCAATCTACAACCCTTGCTTTCATAAAACTGTATCCAAAACTTCTCTTTTACAAGCAAATTATCTTCACAGCATTCCTCAAGAACGTCTATCAATGGACATAGTCCTTGTTCTCTTAGTTCCATAACCCAATGATTAACTGATTCATTATGTGAAAAAGTCAAATGGGCTTTAGCTCTTTTCAATCCAGAACTACTCTTACCTATATATCTGTATTCATCTGTTTTAGGACATCTAAGTCCATATATTAAATATTCACTCATGATACAAATATACGTAAAATAATTCACATTTCCAAATTTTACGTAATATATTTCTGATTAGTAATAACATGTCATTAAAAGGGACAAAAAGGTTGTTTCGTCCCCTTTAATAACACGTTATCAGAAAAGGCTAAGCTGGTTGGGATTTACCACCACCTTACGTTTCTTACCATTATAGGCTATCTTATGTATAATTCTCTCAGCCTTCTCTATGTAATATTGATAATTAATGCCTGCTGTAGCTACATCTGTGTTCTTTGGTAGATGGTTACACACTGTGCACACCCATTCACCAGCCTCCACTTGTGATACATCAGCAGCATTTGATTGACATTCTGGGTTCTTCACCTTAAGGAGCTTTTCTCCTGTATTTGAGACATAATACCTTATGAGCTTATCGTAGACAGTTTTCTCACCACGCGCTCTATTCCATCCTTCATAATGAAAATCTTTGCTAGACTTTTGTCTAAGACAAAAATCATAGATGTTATTATGAGCCATAATAGTAGTAGCGATAGGTATGTTGTGTACATAATAAGCTTCAAGGGCAATAGGAACAACACGAGCAGACTTGTTTTTATGAAGCTCGAAATCCGTGAGGAAATCCCCCTTCTTTTTAATCTCTCCATCTGTTTTAATTGCTATATAATCATTAACGGTTGAGAATATAATCTTTTGATAGTCAGCTCTTTCTAGCTCATATCTGGTCAAATCCATCCACCATTTGTTAATCTTATGCATCTTGTCAACATGGCTTTTCTTCACCATAATTGTAACACCATCTGTGTTTGCAGATATTACATGTATACCAGCTAGTTCATATGCTTCAATTAACATCATGAGACTCAATTCACCTGTAATAGTGGTGAACATAGTGAGCTGTCTATCATAGATCCAGTTCTGCATGTCTGAAGATTTACCATAAACAGAGTTTACAGCAAGCTTTAGTGCTCCAACTATACCCTTGATACGCTTATCCTTCTTAGCCAATGGTTTTAGTTCTAGCCTACGTTCAAACATGCGTTTGTAACCAGCCAGGAACTCTTTACCCAAATGTCTTGGATAACGTCCATTATTAATAATGATGGCAGGATAATAGGAACTTACGTCCCAATCAATTATCAAATGCTCATCATCAGCTTCAAATACCTCAGGTTTATTCTCTGTATGCAAGCCGCCCTTCATGAAAGAATATACATTATCATAGAAATGTATCTCTTCTTTAAAATCATCCTGTATGCCAAGCTTCAGCTTCTTGATATTATTTAAGAATTGTTGAAGTTCTAAAGTTTGAAATTGAACATAATTAGCAATGCAGTTCTTCACATATACATTGCTGAATGTTCCTTTCTTGGGCAAATCCTTGTATTGTATGCCCTTTTCCTCACAGTAATACTTCTTAATCATTTCATCCCCTATCTTACTATCTGAATAGTTCAAGCAGGGAATGCCAAATTCTTGTTCAATATCCAGTCTGAGCTCTATTTTATTATCTCCTTTGTACAATGGATGATCTGTATCACCAATTGTCACCTTGTAAAACTGATATGTAGCCCACACATCATTCAAACAATATTCTGTAATGATATTAATATCATCATCAGATAGGTCTGATTTTGCATGGTGAATAGGCATTTCTTCTATATTCTCCAGATCCATCTCAAATTCCAATCTCTTCAAACTAACACGCCTATTCTTATTGTCGAAGTGATGCACCCTAAACAAATCTATTTGCTTGTAGGACAAATCTTGCTCTCTGTATTCAGGGAAGACATCATAATTAGCATCATGTATGACATCAGCAGCCTTCTGAGCTATCTTACCTGTAATTTCTAATGCACTTAGTTCATGCCACTGGTCATGATTACGCACAACCCATTCAATCACTTGACTATCGAAGCGTAGATTGTTATATCCCACCCAATAATAGTCTTTGTGTTGATTGGCAAAGTTTATAAATGCATCAAGATTATTCTGATTCTTGTTCACCCTGAATGTCCTATATGGTTCTCCAGGTATAAGACATACAATCAGAAAATACTCTTTGAGCGTTTCTATGTCATAAATGATTACATTCACGATATTTCGTTTTTATCTTGCTTGTCAAGAAAATTATGACGATCACATTCATCATCATCATCTTGCATAAGTGGTGCATTTACTATTTCATATGCTATCCATGCCCATATAATGGTCAATATAATAGCTCCTATAATAATGTATTTCATTATATTTTAATGTCTTTTGTAATGATTTCAATTAGCGTGGATATATTCTTTGATTTAAGAATACCATCTAGTTCATCATTGTCCCAGTATTTGACGTACAATTCTCTTGGAATAGCGTTCCATAATTCTGTGTAATGATTGTAATGAAATACATAGTTGTATAATCTGCTCATTGTAAATAGTTTAAGGCCCAAATAATAAATGCAATTGCTGAAGATATCACTCCCAATATAAAACCATGTTGGAAGTATTTCTGCTCATTTTCGTTCAAGTTCATATAAAAAATAATCTTTTTCCTGCTTACATCTGGTACATTTGCATCTCACCTTTAAATTGTAATAGGAATATAAGATGCTCCATCTATGTCCAAATAGACGACAGGTTAATTTCTTTAACATGAGTTTGTGTTTAATGGGAGAACAACCAAAAATAGTGAATAATTTGCGAAAAGTATCCAATTAAGGATACTTTCCGCAAAAATATTCTTTAATGAGGCTTTAGTCTAATGACCATCTTCCTTGTTCCATCTGAAGGAACATAGGTGAATCTGCCTCTTTCCACCACAATCTTACTCTTCTGTTTAGCTGCAAGGATGATAGCATCAATAAGCCTACTGGCTAGAATGTAATCACGTGTAACGCCATAATAGACATTAGTGATACGTTCTGATTTGTGCTCCCTGGATGAATAAACGAGTGTAGCTGGCATATATTGGGTTTTTGGTGACGCTATGTATTTACATCTTCTAACTGATTTCTATAGAAGTATGCTATGTGTATGATGTCTTCAACTAATTGATTATCAGACTTTTTTGCCAAATCTATCAGGTCATATTTAGTTTCATATTCATCTCCAGCTAGATTGATAATTACGTCTATTAGTTGTTCTCTCATAGTACAGTGATTATGATTTTATCTCCCTCAATAGCAATGCTTTTAACTTTTCTCACCACTGTTTTTGCATCAACAGTGGTAGAAACTGTATTATTCTTCATTGCTCTTCTCTCTATGTTTTTCTTTCTGAGTGAAGGATGTTTTTTAGCCAGAGAACAGAGTCTCACCTGAATAGATGAAAGCGATCTATCCAATTGTGTGCTGAGAATTGTAGCAGCCCTCTTTTGGTTGCCATAAGTGAGCTTGAGAGTTTCCTTGGCTAAATTGATTTCCTTGTTTGTCCATCTGTTTCTTGTAATTCCTGTGGTCATGATTATTGATTTTAGTTTTCGAGAAATTCAATTGATTCTGGATTACCTGTGAGCTTTTTGTAAATAACCTGTGCTTTTGCAGCATTAATAGCTGTCTTATAGCCTGATAGAGCTAATGCAGCCACCTTTAAATCTTTGTTCTTTTGGAACATGTTATTGAGCTGATCACCCATGTCCCTGGTTACATTAATAACATCTGTTACTCCAACTGTTTTAATTGTCTTTGCCATTGTTTTTGATTTGTCTGGTTAATAATAATTGTTTACGTTTGATTTCTATAACTTCTTTTGGCATGTCTGAGCGACTAATGTCTTTTAGATCAGGAGATGCAAAAATTGTTTTATATATGTAATTATCACACAATTCAGCAGCCTCTCTCACTGATCTCAATCTACTGCGCTCTCTTTCCTTAGGAGTTTTGTAATATCCATTCTGTCTACGCTTTCTACAACTTGTTATGTTATGTTCTCTCACATTTTCGGGATTATTACGCTTCCATTTATTGCTCCTCTCTATGGCACTCACTGCACATCTATATATTAGCACTCTGTTACCTTTTGCTAATTTTTTATATTCAGTTCTCCATCTAGTGCCACCACAATGTGAGCATACTTTGTCTGGTATTTCTATTGTAGCCATGCTTTCTATGTTTAAAATAAAAATGGCCCCTTAGGATTTTACTCCCAAGAGGCCTGTTATTCACCACCATTAAACCATAACTAGTTCATATAAATAGCACGCCTATCATATAGCATGCCAAATCTAAACTCTTTGCACCAATCATGCAGCGGTGGCTGATTGTCTGGATAGGTGCTAATAAATCTTGTTTGTTCTATTGTTTTAGGAGGCTGTTCATCAGCTAGTCCTAATAGAATAAGTAGTTTCTTCATTTTAATCGTTTTCGTTAAAATAATCATTGTTATATTTTCTCACACCATCCCCTCCACATGAATTACAAATAGATCCGTCATACATTCCTTCACCACTCCCATTACAACTAGTGCACATTTCAGGCTCTTCAAAATCATCCTCTTCTTGAACCATCCTGATGGTGATTTTACCCTGATAGAACAATGGAATATATTCTCCATCCTCATCCTGTGTCATTTCCACATCTACATATCCACCATCATACTGAATAATATCATTTATATTCTTTACAGATATATCAGATAGCTCATCAGAATGGTCACCCTCATCAAACCAGCCTATTTGCTCTGGTGTTGCAATAATTGTGCCATTGAATATGTTTGGATTACCTGGATCAATAACAAACATTTCAACAGGATACCCATTTACACTAATAAACTCTTCCTGATTGGCAGGAATCTCTGTTAATTCTCTCACTGTATCACCAGTGTAGAATAACATTCCCTTTTCTAGCTTAAGAGGCTTATAGCTCTTAAACACCAGCAGACATTCTAAATACATGTTAGACTGATTTCGTCATTAATAGGTTTATTTGTCTCAGAGCTGTATATTTTCCATATATACCCTCTCCTTGTGAGCTTATATTTAACCAATTCAAGCTCTTTATCTGTGTGATGTATGGCTTCAGAAGATTTCATTGTGCTCATAACAATAGAATCTGATTTCTCTGGACTTATTAGTCCAGTGAATTTCCATATATCCACATATCCTGCTGTACCTCTTTTTAACTTATGCTTTGTTTTGAAATAATACATTTTAATGGTTTTATTGGTGAATGAATTAAAAAAGCTCCAGATATAGACATAACAGAGCGTAAAATGTACAAACATGTAAAAAATCAATATCCTAATGCCTCCAAATGGTCAGCATTAGCTGTGACATGTATGAAGCCTTGATTAACATACAAGTCAAAGAAGAATGTAGCTAATTGTTTAAAGCTAACAAATTCTGTTGGTGTCATGGTGACCGTTCTCATGATTTTGGTATTTAATGGTGTGTAAAGATAATGAATGCTATATTAATGTCAAAAGCCAATAGGCTTGTGAACTTTATAATAGCTGCTCTTAAATTTAGGCGTGTAATATTTGCAGTTTCCCACCTGACTAACTGTGTAGCAACCACTCAATAGAATGGCTGCTACAATGAATAGAATGATCTTTCTCATTATTTCTTTGATTTAAAATTACTATCAAAAGACTTTTCAAATATAAGACCAAGTGTTATGTGAACAAGAAGATTGCCCACAATAACATAAACAGGACTCTGTGCAACATATGTAAATGGTCCACCAAATATCCACACTATACCTGGAATAATAGAATAACAAATGATGAACATTATTACATATAACACAACAAGAATACTAAAACGTGCAAGCTTTTCCATAAATAATTGATTTTAGATGGTTTAATACAATTTGTTTGCTTTCCTAACAACATCATTCCAACTAGCTCTGCCCTTACAGCCATATCCTGTGGTTCTGCAGGAAGAGAGAAAAATAGCGAACAATAAAACAAATCCAATCTTAATTGCGGCTAATGCCAATGCTGTCTTTTTCATTTTAATTAATTTATAAGTGAATAAATAAAAAGAATAGAGCTCTAATGAGCCCTATTTATTATCATCATATTCATAATCATCTTCTTCACAAGGAACATCAACTGTTCCTTCTTTAAGTGTCAGATAATCAGGTAATAATGATATAAACGATCTAGCCATTTCCATTCTCCAATTAGGAAATGTTTCACTCTCATAAGGTTTATAATCCTCAAGAGTGATACCATAGAAACCATTATCATCAGCATTTGAAGCTAAATGAATGGCTTGTGCATCATTTTCAACATGATATATCTGCCATATCATGCCTCCTTTGGTATTACGAATAACTAATGTTTTAGGCCAATTGCGATTTGTTGAAATGTTCTCAAACATAAATGATTGGTTTATAATGGTTTAATAATTGGTGACTAAAGAAATGTAATAGCTGGTTCTGCGTTAAATCCCCTATTTACCCTGTAATCAGGACTATTACAATTGTAATAATATAATTTCCCCTCTGCACGCAGTTGCAACACTATCAGCTGGCTATATATACCATGCACTTCTTTGTTACTTTTCAGATCTCGATAAACAAGTCCTGCTAGTTAACAAGGCGTTACAACTGGTGCTTTGGGAAGTGAGTTGTGGTGGATTAAAACAAAAAGAGCCCTTTTACAGGCTCTTTTGGCTCTTTTTAGTAAGTTCTCTTCCTGCATATCCTCTCACATGATCAAGTTTACCCACTTTGCAATAGGAATCCTTAAACTGTATGCAGAAATCCTCTGTTCCAAAATTGGTCTCATCCTCAAATACAAAAACTGTCTTATTGTCCATATATATGGTGCGAGACAGTACAACCTCGACTTCTGTAAAAACACTACGAGGAACAGCAGCACACTCATTGTAATCAAGTTGTGCTTTTTCGTAAGGGAAATAGCCAATTGCTTTAAATCCTTTGAATTGAATAGGCTCTTTGAGTGTTATAAAATCACTATAAGCCTGAAGATCTGAAATTCTAGTCCATTTCATGGTATTTATGGTTTTGGTGAATATTTCTGTTTCGACCCTCAATTAGGTCATCATCAGGCCAGACAATAGTCTGACGACAGAAAGAGCCCTGTTACAGGCTCTTAATTAAATATACTATTAGAAGCAAATTCTAATTCATAATGACCATTATATTCAATAGTCATAAGTTTAGCATCTTCTAATGTATCTGTAAATCCTACATATCTACCTTGTTCATCATAGATAGAATAAAAACAATCGTAAGTCATAACTATTGGTTTAATTGGTTAATAATGCTATATGTATTGTCTATATTTTCCATTGTTTCAACTGTCTAGTCAAATGACTAACAGGCATGAAGAGGTGTTACACCCTCTATTTTATTTAAAAAAACAAGGGTGAGTGAATAGTTTTTTACCACCCACCCTGTTTTATTTCCCACCCTATATATAAAAAAGGGGGCAAAGCCCCCTTAATTAGAACGCAACATCTTCGTAGTTGCTGATAACTTCATTAGTTACCACCAATCCTTCGAGTTGAGTTCCTTCACCTTGGAAGATGAAATACTTGCTGTTGTCTTCAGCATCCACCTTTACATCGCAGTTAAGCAACGCACCCAAAACTTCCAATTGAGGTTTGGTCTCCAAGGCCTTTCTTACAATCTCACTCAATGGTTTGGTGCAAGAGAAGGTGATTGGTTCGCCCTTTTTGGGAGTAGCAATAATTGTTACACGCTTCGTTCCTGCCAAATTGTTCTTGGTGAACTTAATGGACATTCCTTTCACGTGTTCTTTCAATTGTCCAACACTTTCGTAGGTCCACTCACCATTGTTGGAAAACACTGCCTTGTTGTAGCTGATTTGCATTGTTGTTGTGCTCATCGTTTTTCGATTTTAATTGTTAATAATGTGGGAGGTCATCGTGACTTCCTCATTTACAGGAGGGGTTGTTATTGGCAGTAGCCTCTCCTCCCATGGATATAATGGGGGTGGGGGGTATAAAAAATTTTAAAATTTTTTTGGAGCGTATTACTAAATAGGATTATCTTTGACGGGCGGGGGGAGGGAATGAACTGAAAAAAACTCACTATATATGAATATAATTATTATTGCTCTTGTTGTTCTTATTGTTATATCTCTTCTATCTGGATTTATTGGTTCCAGGGAGATGTCTCTGGGTATAGAGATAAATAAGTGGTCTACGCCCTTCTTTAAATTAGGTTTGACATCTGAGAGGTTCTCCCTGGATGATGGAAGTGTGGAGGATGAAATAGGTGTTCACCTACTGTTTATTAGTTTTGTTGTTATTTTCTGGAAGCCATTAGATTAATTTGAGCATAATATAGCATTACATCAAGTAAATAATCTAATTGGTTATTTGTCAATGATTTATTTCGTCCTATCTTTGCTTTAATTATAACATGGAACCAACAGCTAAAAAGACAATAGTACAAAAACTGAGGAAGTATGAGACAGATGTCTATGCTTCAGCCCAGAGGTATTACGCTGTTCTCTCTGCTATAAATGATTTGTTTCTTACAGAGAGGGAAATACAATTGATTGCCTTTACAGCTGTTAAGGGAAACATTTCATATAAGAACATCAGGGAGGAATTCTGTGAGAAATACAAGAGTTCTGCTCCTACGATTAATAATATGATTAGTAAGCTGAAGAAGATGGGGGTTTTGGTGAAGGATGGTTCGAAGGTGAAGGTGAATTCTATGATTACGCTGGCATTTGAGAACGATATTGTTCTGGAGGTAAAGATTACGAATGGATAAGCCAATATCAATGTCTGTCAAGGATTTCCTGATTAGGAAATTGGCTGTTCAGCTGATGACCAGTGAGAAGACAATTGAGACTGTGGTAAATCACCAGTTCCAGTCTGCCAATATTGCTCTACAGGATAATGAGACAATAGAGATTAGTGGGTTTGGGAAGTTCTATTTTAATAAGAAGAAGGCTCAGAAGAAAATGGATAAGATGCTGAGTAAGGCTGCCTTGTTCGAGAAACAGACAAACAACCCAGAGCTGTCAGAGCAAAAGAGGAAGTCTGCTGCCAATAAGCTGGCTAATACATTAGTGGGAATAGAAACGTTAAAACCAAAATTACATGCTGAATTTTGCACAGATTTACGAGGGGTGGAGGAACAAGTTGATTCCACCAGCTCATTTGAAGGAGCAGATTGAAGCTGTGGGTGGAGAAAGGATGAAGATATGCGAGAAGTGTAGCTATCATTCTGAGAATAGAAAGAAGACAGGGAAATTCCATACATCAAGGCCAGATGTACATTGCACAGCTTGTGGATGTACGCTTTCTGCCAAAACGGTGTGCCTCTCGTGTTCCTGTCCCCTGGAGAAATGGGGACCAGTGGTTTCAGAGAGCGAGGAAGAAGAAATAACAAAAGAATTTGAAGAAAATGAACAACCAAGTCAGGATTAGAAAGGTGCATCTGCAGACACTTCTGGATATTCTGTCAGATTTGTTTGACAAGGGCGTGGATTTTGTGGATATTATAGGTACGCTTGATGATGAACAGGACTCCCTGGGTATTTCATTTTCCAAGGAGTATATGGCTGAGGAATATATGGGTAATTTTGATAATATAGATATTCCCAACCAATTGAAAACCAATCTATCTGATGACGATTTAAACCAACTTATATGAATCCTGTAGTGGAAGCATGGATAGTTATTGAAAAGCTTGGAGCTCTTGTGGCTACCCCTGGAGTGTCTGAAGCTGTAAAAGAATCAGCAAACGAACAAATCAGAAAGCTGCTTGACGATGTTGTAGCTCCCAGCTTGACAGAGCTCGCTGCTAAAAGAGCTGGTTTGTTAATTAAATAGAGGATGAAAAGGAAACCAAATTACCACAAACAAATCATTTCTCTATTGGAGGAACTGATGAAAACCTACCCAGACTACAATCTGGGAAAGCATTTGTCAACAGCGTTGGATGGATATGGGGATATATGGGGATTGACAGACAAAGAGTTTGTGTTTCTCCTTGGAAAGTATAAGACTAGAATGGAATTAGACATTCCCCATATAGCAGACAATGATGAGCTTGATCAAATAGTGAGAGAAGGAATGGATTTAGATAATTTATTTAAAGAAGAAGAAGATGACTATTGAAACCAAATTTGATGCTAAATATGCATCTGAACCAACTCAATCATTACAAGACTTTTTTGCTACATCTGATGGAACAATTGAAGAGGAAATAGCAATGCTCTCTCAATTGAGAGAACATTATATACAAAAAAGAAGGGAAGCTTACATTAAGATGTATGCTCTAAAAGATGAGATAAGGGTGTTGGAAAGAAAACTAGAAGAATTTGGAGTGGAATTTCCTAGTAAAATTGATGACAAATAATGGCAACAACTATTAAGAAAACTACATATATTAATGCTGAACTGGATTGGGCTGAGGCACAACTTCAAAGTTGGAAGTCTTATGTAGATGCCAATCCCCTACATGAATTGAAGGATAGGATTGAGTGGAAACCTACAGCTAAGGGTGGGATGCTTCCCATGGTGATTGCTTCTATTGAGGCTCAGGGTAAGTTTATTCAGGAAACCATGAAGAACTATCTGGCCCTTCTTGAGGTGGTGGATAAGTTGAGAAAGATTGAAGAGGCTAAGGTGGAGGTGAGAGGGAATGGTGAGTTGAGCTCCATGGCTGAAGATTTCCTTAAGAGCAGACGACAATGAGTGAAATCCTATCTATAGATTACAAGGATTGGTTCATTAATCAAAAGCGCATCCCAGATAAAGAATCCTCAGAGTATAAACAATTCTTTAATTTCCACAGGGAGCTTTGCTTAAATGGAGCCATGATGAACGGGGTTTATATCAACCCCTTTTTGTATTGGCACCTGAACATCTGGCATACAGAGGTGGATGTTATAGATGAAAGGGGTAGAATTTCCCAGCAATATGCCAATCCTCTCTTACGTGATAATGAATGGATTGTAACAAATGAGATTGATAGGGCTCAACAGGAGAAGAAGGGACTGGTGATATTGGGAATCAGACGTTTTGCCAAGTCTGTTTTGGAGGCAAGTTATATAGCATGGGGAGCCACATTTGACGAAAACTCACAGAACATTATTGCTGGACTGAATGCTCCAGATATTAAGCTGATTACAGATAAGATAGATAAAGGTCTCAACTTCCTCCCTGAAGCGTGGAGGTGGCAAAGAATAGAGGACAACTGGAAAAACCAGGTGACACTCGGTATCAAAACCAAAGGAGGAGAAAGAATACCATTCTCTCAAATCCTGATACGTAACCTTGATGAAGGTAATAACGAAGAGGCTATTGCAGGTACAAAACCACGTAAACTAATTATTGATGAGATTGGTAAAGGAAATTTCCTTCGAGGTTTCCAGGCAGCTGTGCCTGGTTTCACCACACCTTATGGATGGGGTTGTAGCCCTATTCTTACAGGTACAGGCGGTGATATGAAGAGGTTTATGGATGCCAAGAGTCTCATGTTTGATGTAGATAATTTCAACTTTCTTACATATAATAATGAGAAGGATGATAAACGAGTGCACGGACTTTTCATCTCCTACAAGTATAGAATGGAGGCAAAAGAAGAAAGTACACTCGGTAAGTTTTTGAATGAGCCTGAGTCCAGTGACTTACACAACATTAAAATGTTGGTGAGTAACGAGGAAAAAGCAATGCAGATAACTACATCTAACCTTGAGCGTTTAAAGAAAGCTGGAGATAGAGTGGCCTATCTCAAGGAAAAGATGTACTATCCCATAGAGGTAGATGATATATTCCTTAACGAGGACACTAATATATTTGATATTGAAGCTGCCAAGAGGCAAAAGATTAGAGTTCTTCAAAACGAGCGTGTTGGTACTCCTGTGGTTCTCTTCTCTGATGGAGAGAAGATAGCCCACGAGTTCACGGATAAACAACCGATTACCAACTTCCCTCTGAAGAACAGTGATCTGAAAGATGCACCTGTTGTCATCTATGAGTTTCCTATTTCCAATCCTCCGTATGGATTATATGTAGCTGGAGTGGACCCATACAGACAAGGTCAATCTGCATATAGCTCTTCCCTGGGTGCTGTGTATATTTACAAAAGAATGCATGACATTACAGGTGAGAAATATCAAGATATGTTCGTAGCTTCGTATGTCGCTAGACCAGATAAGAAGGAAACCTGGGAAGAACAGGCAAGACTTCTCATCAAATATTATAACGCTAGGACACTTTGTGAGAATGATGACATATCATTTATAGAGTATATGAAGGCAAAAGGTGATGCTCATTATCTGGAAAAACAACCCCAATGGTTGATGGAAATTGTTCCAGGTAGCACAGTGAAGCGTGAATATGGTATTCATAGGAGCTCACAAAAAGTGATAGATTATCTCCACAACTGCTTGAAGAAGTATACAGAGGAGATTATTTATTCAGAGAAGGACGATGCTGGGAATGTGATAAAGGAAGCAACAGGAATAACAAAGGTGTTTGACCCTGTGCTTTTGGAGGAAATTATACAATACAATGATCAGGGAAACTTTGACCGTATTGTAGCAGCAGAATTGGCAATAGCCCAGGCTCTCAAAATGGACCCCATTCTTGGGAAGGTAGGGGGATCAGGAGATGAAAGAATAAAAGCTTTCTTCTCATCTAAACCTAAAAGTACACTGTTCTCTGAATCAAGAGGACTATTTAATACAAGAAAAAGTAAACTCTTTACATAATGGCAATTATTAGATATACGAAGGACGCAACGATTAGGTATGCCTATCTTAATATTTTCCCTGACCAGTTTAAAACTGACAAGGAGAAACAGGATGAGAGTTGGATTAAAAATACAATGGACTACTTTGCAAACAAGGCTTATGCTGAGTATGTGAAGAATAGAGATACGTTTGTAAAGAACTATGACTTGGTGAAGGGTATTCTCAGAATGGAAGACTTCTACCAAGAACCGCAAGTGAAGAGTTTTACAGAAATGCTCACAGCAGATCTTCAGCTCCCTGCGTATGTGAAGCACTATTCCATCATCACTACACCAATTAATGAGTTGGTTGGTGAAATATCTAAACGTCCTGATGCATTCAGGGTGAAAGCGTTTGATGATGATAGCCAGTCTGAAGAACTGGAATTCAAAACAGAACTGCTCCAAAACTATGTTATTTCTCAGGCAAAACAACAGCTTGCTGAGAAATTGGCCATGTCTGGAGAGGAGATTGATGAAGAACAGCTCAATCAAATGACCCTTGATGATGTCAAGGATGAACTTGATTCATACACATCTGTAGCAGAGAAATGGGCAAATCACGTACTCACATGCCAGAAAGCTGATTTCAACTTAAAAGAGAAGTCAGAAGATGCATTCAGGGATATGCTTATATCTGCTCGTGAATACTACCACATCTATGAAGATAACTCAAAGATGGGGTATAATGTTGAGGTGGCCAATCCTAAAAACACTTGGTTCCTCACCACTCCTGACAGAAAATACATCTCTGACCCTACAGGTAGGGCACAGGGGGCATATGCTGCAGGCACCGTACAAGTGATGGAACTCTCTGAAATAATTGAGAGTATTCCCGATCTTACAAAAGAAGAAATAGACCACCTCAGAAGTTCTCTCCAAGACTATGGACTGATTAATGTCCGTGAATCTAATCTAGGTAATCCTAATGTCAGTCCTGGTATTGACTCAGTTACCTATGATACATATGATCCACTAGTCCTTCAGACCCGTATGATTATCGAGAGTGAAATGAAGGAGAATAATGATGGTCTAAAAGATTTCCTTGGTCTTACCTCAAATGTTTCTTCTTTCGGTTACAAGTATGTGGTTGTGAGAGCATATTGGCTGAGCAAGAAGAAAATAGGTAAGCTCATCTACCTAGATGAATTGGGTAATGAACAGTCCACCTTGGTAGATGAAAATTACAAATCAGGCACTATTCCTACAGAACAATCTCTAGAATGGGGCTGGATTAATCAATGGTATCAGGGCATCAAGATTGGTCCTGATATCTATCACATAAAACCATTTAAGCTCCTGAACTACTGTCCAATCATAGGTATCACCTATGAGGTGAAGAACACAGAAGCTAAATCATTGGTTGACTTGATGAAACCTTTCCAGGTGCTGTACAATGTTTGTATGAACCAGTTGTACAAGTTGCTTGAGAAAGAAGTGGGTAAGGTGTATCTGACATCCATCAGGCACGTTCCTA